TCTGAACCAGAGACCACCATAATAACATGTTTGCATACTCATTATCTATCTCAGCGGCAGTTTTATCATTTATCAGAAAAGGTTTTAAGGAGCCGGTTTTGTAACTCTCATAAATGTTTTCAACAAAGTAAACAACAGTACTAAGAGTTGCATCTGCCAAATCAATAGCATTTGCATGAACAATTTTCATATCAGGTTCAATTAGACGATAATTACCAATATTAAATGTAACATCAGAAACATGACATAATTGAGATGTGACAAGTAGTCCTAGTAATTTCGAAAATTCAGTGAAAAAACGATTTCCACGAACCAAAGTCCAATCATATTGAACATTTCTCATCAATGAAAGCCAATCAGGATTGGTTTCTACACCTTCAACTTCTTCTCCACTCTGAGTGTCGAATAATTGCTGGATATATTCCATAAGTTGACGAGTTATTGATTGGGTGTAAAATCGTTGAAAATACAAAAAACAAGCTGAACAAACAGAGACATAATCAGAACACCCTTGAATAGTGATGAAAAGAGCAACTAAGCCCTCAACTTCACGTATTAAGGTGTCTGAAATTGGTACATTTCCAAATACACCAAGGTCTTTAAGAAATGAAGACACGTAGTCAACACTCCTCAATTCATAACCAAGTTGTGCTTGGTAGGTGGCTCGTAAGTCACCAATAGATTTTAATAATTGCGTATCCTTTTTCGTGTGGCATACGTCCGTTGATCGCTCTTCAACGGAAAAGTTCTGTAAAACAGATGGAAATACCTGTAACGTCTGGTATACGTCCAATGAATAAAATTCAAAGGAATCCCCTAGAACACATAATAGGGGAAGGTGACTTTCGTCGGTTTGCAGGCCTCTAACCTGCTCCCATGGGGGATTAGCCCATAGACTCATTAAAAGTTCTTTTAAAGGATCTTCAAGGTGGACTTGCACCAATTTATTCCTAGGGAGAGAAAATAACCCGAACTGAATAAACAGTCTTAATTTTATTAAACCATAAAATTTAAAGGTTGTTGTGCCGTAAATTACGGCAATAGATCTAGGCTCAACGAAGCCTTGTGCAATATTATTGCATTCGTTTAACAACGAAATCAGTATATGGTTAACACAATTTTTATAAATAAAG